ATACTATAACTTTAGGTAGAGTTTTGTTTTTTATAAAACTCTGCTATAATTAACACTTAATCCGTTTTTGAAAGGACGATACAAATGTCAGATTTTTTTAGTTTTAAACTTCCAGAAGAATTTATAGAAAAGTACAAAGTGCAAGATAGCCCATTTGGTTTTAAAGATGCAGCAGAAAACTCACTTGGAGAAATTACTTTTATTCGTACATATTCTAGAATGAAGGAAGATGGAACTAAAGAAAGATGGCACGAGGTTTGTCGTCGAGTAATTGAAGGTATGTATTCAGTACAAAAGAATCATGCTAAAGAAAATCGCTTACCTTGGAATGACTATAAGGCACAGAAGTCTGCACAAGAAGCATTCCAAAGAATGTTTGAACTAAAGTGGACACCACCAGGACGAGGCATGTGGGCATTTGGAACTCCTATGACTATGGAAAAGAAAAACTCAGCAGCACTACAAAACTGTGCAATGGTATCCACCAAGGACCTTGATAAGAATGATCCAGGAGCATTATTTGCTTGGGTTATGGATGCTCTTATGCTTGGTATTGGCGTAGGGTTTGATACAGTAGGACAGGATAAGAATTTCTCAATCTATACCCCAACAGAACCAGAAGAGATATTTGAAATTCCAGACACTCGTGAAGGTTGGGTAGAGTCAGTTAGAATTCTTATTAATTCATACCTAAGACCAAACCAAAGTATTCAGAAGTTTAACTATGATTTGATCAGACCTCTTGGAGCACCTATTAAGGGCTTTGGAGGCGTTGCATCAGGACCTGCACCACTTATTAAGTTGCATGACCAGATAGACCGTGTAATTGGCTCCAGAGGCGGAGAAACCCTAGACTCTCGTGCTATTGTAGACCTTGTAAACCTTATTGGTACTTGTGTAGTATCAGGAAATGTTCGTAGATCAGCAACCCTTGCTTTGGGTAATGCAGGAGATGAAACATTTATGAATCTAAAGAACTCAGAGATGTTTCCAGAGCGTAACTCATTTGATCCAGAAAATCCAGGTTGGGCTTGGATGTCTAACAATTCTATTTCAGCAGAAGTAGGAACAAAGTATGAAGATTATGTAGATTTAATTACAGAAAACGGAGAACCAGGTTTTATCTGGCTTGATGTTGCTCGTAATTATGGACGACTAAAGGATGCGCCAGACGGCAAGGATTACCGTGTGATGGGATTTAACCCATGTGCGGAGCAGCCATTAGAATCATACGAATTGTGCACACTTGTAGAAGTGCATTTAAATCGTCATGAGTCTAAGGAGGACTTTCTGCGTACCCTAAAGTTTGCATACCTTTATGGAAAGACTGTAACACTTGTTCCAACACACTGGCCACAAACAAACGGTATCATGCAACGTAATCGTCGTATCGGTACATCATTAACAGGTATTGCATCATTTGCAGATCAAAATGGTTTGCCAACTGTTCGTGAGTGGATGGATGAAGGATATACAACAATTCGTAAATATGATCACTCTTACTCAGAATGGCTATGTGTTCGTGAATCAATTCGTGTAACAACAGTTAAGCCATCAGGATCAGTTTCAATTCTTTCTGGTGCAACTCCTGGAGTTCACTGGGGTCCTGGAGGAAACTTCTTTCTTCGTGCAGTTCGATTTGGAAATACAGATCCAATGATGCACTTGTTCAAAGCAGCAGGGTACACAATTGAAGATGACGTAGTGTCAGCAAATACATCAGTAGTTTACTTCCCAATCAAGTCAGGTCATCCAAGATCTGAAAAGGATGTAACATTATTTGAAAAGATTGCACTTGCTGCAACTGCCCAGAAGTACTGGTCTGATAATGGTGTTTCTGTAACACTTTCATTTGATAAGGAAACAGAATCAAAGCATGTTGTCCCAGCACTTCATATGTATGAGGGACAACTAAAAGCAGTTTCATTCCTACCAATGGGAAACACTGTTTATCCTCAGCAACCATATACTCAGATCACTGAAGAACAATATGAGTCCTATATCGGCAAGTTAAAACATATTGACTTTAGTGCAATTTATGATGGTGTAGATAATCTTGAGGCACAAGGCGAAATGTATTGCACTACCGATTATTGTGAAATAAAAACCAACTAAGGAGAAAAATGAAAAGAGTATTAGCGTCACTAGCAATTATTTTATTTGCTTTTGTTGGACTACAAGGCATAGATAAATCAAAAGATAGTTGTATCAATTTGTATGTTGATTATGGTCCACTAGATGGCGGTACAAAAATAACAAAGTGTGTTGATGCATCTACCAAGACAATTGCGTTAGAAGTTTTAAAAAAGGCTAATCTTGAAATAGAAGGCACTAAGAAATATGGTTTAGCAGTTGTTTGTAGAGTTAACAATTTGCCAAACAAAAAGGTAGAGTCTTGTGAATCAATGCCATCAGAAAAGGCATACTGGGCAATCATTATTAAAGAAAAGAAATTAATTCCTTTCCCTAAAAGTGAGTGGGGTTGGGGACAACTTGCAATAGATCAACAACTTTTAAGTCCAGGAGATTCAATAGGTTTGGTTTGGGCTAATAATGGAAAAGTAGTATTCCCATGAAACTATTAGATAAACACGTAGATCAAAAATCTTCTTATAAAATAATTGTTCAGTTTGCACTGACCTTGCTTTGTTTGCATATAGCCAATATTAAAACAATAGATATTTGGCGTTCTTTGACAGGACACTAATGGTACATCTAACTCGTATTTATACGAAAACTGGTGATAACGGTCAGACATCAACTGCCACCAATGAAAGAATACACAAGGGAAGTGATTTGATTGAGGCAATTGGGTCGGTAGATGAAGCAAACTCTGCCATAGGAATGGCAACTGATTTTCATAACGATATTATAGATAGAATACAGAGTGACTTGTTTGATCTTGGTGCAGAACTATCTGGTGCCCCAACAATAACAATATCAGAAGATAGAGTTACCTATTTAGAAAATATAATTGATGACTATAACGAATACCTAGAGCCACTGCATTCTTTTGTTCTACCTACTGGCCCACTTCATAATGCAAGAACAATTGTGAGAAGGGCAGAGCGTGAGGTTTGGAAGGTAGAAGGTTTAAATATAAATATTGCAAAGTATTTAAACAGGCTCTCAGATTTACTATTCGTAATGGCAAGATATCACAATAAAGGCAATGAAAAGTTATGGATTCCCAGAAATTAATTTTTACCCTGCTATAATAGGGAAATAGGAGAAAAATGTCTAGTCCATCAAATTTATATGCAGAAAAGGTGTTTGCAGAGCACCCAACTGTGTTGTGGGCACTAGATGATAAAGCAGACTATATCTCTCTTATATCTGAGGAACAAAGATCCGTATATTCTTGGGATATTTCTGGTGGAACGGCAAGCAATTTTACAGAGGCTATAGATGAACCATTTACCAATAGTTCTGTTACAAAAATTCTAGGTAATTTAACTACAGAAGATTTTGGTGAGATTGTATGTATAAGCAATGACCTAGTAAACTTTTCAGAATTAAATTCTTACATGTCAACATTTTCTGTAGGAGCATACATTTATTCAATTAGTTCTTATATTTCTAGCATTGAAATTGGATACGAATATTATGACACAACAACAGGAACAAATATTCAAAAATTAAAAAACTACAACACATCTGTCTCTAATAATTGGATGTTTGTATCTGAAACATTTGATATACCAGATGAAAATACAACCTTTAGAGTTGTGTTAAAAATAAGATATCTTGGTAATGCATCATCTACAGATGATTATGCTTTTTTGTTTAATGGGGTTAGTGTTGGTCAATGGTCAGAAGAGTTTCATTCTTCATCACTTGGCATATCAAAAATATCTTTACCAACATCAATACCGCTAACAGCAACATCTGCTATAGAGGCCAAGTCTTATGGACTAAAACAAACTCCTGGCTACTACTTCATTTCAAACAATGCGTTAGTAGCAAAAAATTCTGGAATACCTCTTGTTTATGGGTCAGGTAACACAACAGTTCTTGTCGAAAATGTAAATTCTCCATCATTAATTCTTCCTGGCTTTGGTTTTTTAAATGAGGATGGGAAGTTTAAAGAGTATACCCTAGAAATGTGGATGAGAATAAACTCAGATTCACCAACCAAAAAAAGAATTTGTGGTCCAATTAAATCTAACGACGGAATATATGTTGACGGTCCTTTTATAACATTAAAGATTGGTAAAAACTATTCTTCTCACTATGTTGGAGAATGGACAAGGCCAATGCTTATGCACATAAGAATAACTAATAATTCTGCAAGTTTATTAATAAATGGAGAACAGGTAATATCTTTAAATTTTATAACAGATGAACTATCTTTTCCAGAAAAATATGACGAAGATGGTAAAAATCAAGATTGGATAGGATTTTATGCGTATGAGGATGTATATCCAATAGAAATTGATTGCGTTGCAATATATCCTTATCAAGTTCCAGCATTGGTAGCAAAAAGAAGATTTGTTTATGGCCAAGGAGTAGAAGTTCCAGAAAACATTAATGCATCTTACAGCGGGACATCTATGTTTATTGATTATGCTTTTGCTGATTATACAAAAAATTATTCTTATCCAGATCTAGTTAAATGGTCAGACGCTTCTATAGATAACCTTAATACTTCATCAAACTATTTGTCATGCCCAGACTATTATTTACCAGAATTATTTTTTAGCAATAAAACTAGCCAAGATTTTTATAATGATTCATATCTTTTGCCAAACGAAAGTAACCTTTATGTAAAAATGAGACCGTCTGCTTCCTGGAATGACACAAACGGATATATACTTTTTGATAAGTTAAATGTGACTAACAATGAAATTAAGTGTTTTTACGGCGTGTTTAAAATATTATCTACTCCAACATCAAATCAAACCTTTTTCAAAATAGAAGACGAATCAACAAATAATAGTTTTTCAATTGAGTTAAAACCAAACTTAGAAATTGAATATAAGTTAAAATTTAATACATTAGAAGAGGTTATATATAAAACAATTATAGCAAGAGTTGGAGAAGAACTCACAGTAGGGCTTGATATTTCTAAATTTACAGAAAACTATGGAAGCAGTGCTAGTTTATTTTTTGGAAATCGTGCATCTTTAAAATTATATGTTGGTGGAAGCAAAGAGTTAGATAAAACATTTACTGGTAATATATACAAGGTTGGATTTTCTACAGAAAGAAACTATTCTTACATAGCAGAACTGTTTAATGAATCTGGTGTGCCAGTACAATTTGAAGATGTGTTTGATAAGTTTGGACAATATATTGATTATGACGCTGGTGACTACCAGGGAGCAAGTCCAGATTTTTGGAACTACGTTTTAGATGGAGGATCACCTGCTCAATATTCTTCTGTTAAATTGATTAACCATATTGCAAGTTATACACTAAGCCCAAAAAAATATTTTGAAACATTTACTTTAGATATAGATATAGACGGATATTGGGAAGATAAAGTTGCTCTTAGACATTTTGCTCAGTATGTATTAGATGCCAAAGGCAATGAACAATATGACTTAGATTTTCTTCAATTTAATATAAACTATCCATCTCCATCAAAATATACAGAGCAAGAAACTTCATCTGAATTGGGATGGAGTTATCAAGAATTACAAGCAGAATATCAAAGCCCAATTCAAAGAGGTTATGACTCTTTAGATAATCAACTATATACAGGATATAACGACTACCAAGACCTTGCAAATAAATCTACAAAAAGTTATAAGTACGATACCTCAAATTCTCTTGTAAAATCCTATGTAACATTTCAATACCTTGAAAATACATCTACTAACACAGAGTCATTTTTTACAACAACAGAACTTGCACCTAAAAACGGTATCGTAAATCCAGTAGGTAATTGGATTAATACAAAATATGAAGTAGTTGATGGAATGTTAATTTATCCTCCAACTGGAATAGATTTTAATGACCTGTATGTTGTTCTTCACTTAAACTTTAAAGTTCTTGGAATATTAAATAAGCCTATTAACATTAGAAGTTTACAACTTGCTTCTCAAGCATACAATGATTCTTCTGCTAATCCTATTGGAACTAGATTTGGTGTTCCTGTTTATCCATACAGGAAGTCTGGAATTTACTATGATTATAAAGGAGTTAATCCATACACAATTTATAAGGGTACATCTCCGTACCTTTACTTAACAAAAAATTCTGGATTACAAATAAAGGGAACCTATGATCCGCTTATAGACCGTGGATTAGCAATTCCAATTAATTCAAATCAGTCTAGCAATTATAAGGTAATGGCTATGCAAGCAGCAATTAGATACGATCAAGATTTTTTTCCTTTTGCTCCAACACAAATTTTTGAAATAGAAAGTAAAGGCAATAGACTAAAAATATTTATGGTTGCAAATCATCCAGAAGGAAAGAGAGCAAAAATCTATGCAGTAAATGCAAACACTGGTCAAATTGAAGATGGTATTGGCTTTTATTGGAATGGAAATATTGTTAAAGAACCAAATATTACAGTACGTGAATGGGGAATGTTAGGTATTTCGTTTTCAAGCCTATTAGATTTTTCAAATTATGTTGGATCAATTAAGATAACTGGCCCAATCTTAGTTAATCTAGTTTCACATTATAAGTCAACAAATCTGCAAGAAGTCCAAAATATTACAGTGCGACCATGGTTTAAAATAAAATTTAACGGTCCCTTAACCTTAGATTGGGAATACTGGAATCCAGCATATATTTGGCAAGGGGTTTTAATCTTATCAACAACCTCTTATTATGGAGTAAATCCAGGAGATATTTATAAGAGTTACGCTGGAACAAACAAGTTTATAATTGATGATACAAGGCTTTTTAGGTTAAATAATTACCAATATTCTTTTGATACAGAAATATCTTGGCAGTCATCAACCGAAAATGCCATCTAATATGGTATACTTGTTGACATGAATAACCAAGATACAAAGAAAAAGCGTAAAGCATTGCCACGAATGAAAGGGCAAGTAGGAGAATCCCGTGTAAAAGTTATTGAAAAAAATTACGAGTGGGGTCTTTATGTATACAAAAAGGCTAATGGAAAATGGTTTACAGATGGTAATGGCTCTGTTCTTAACATTGAATCAATGAAGGGTGACATTATGCAGATATCTAAACTTAAAGATGCTGCTAAATATTACGGGGATGAAGGAGATGGGACTTGCGTATTTGTTCCAGGACTAACAAGAATCTCAGAAGAAGAATACTCTGAGCAAAAACAGAGGCTATCAGAAGGATTAATTCCTTCAATGAATGATCTTGGTGCAGTTCAGGCAGCCAAAGACACTATTGCAAAATATGGAAATGACGACTAATGAGTGAAGACAAAGATTTTATTATAAGAGCAAAAACTGATAATCTTTTGCCAGAAGATGATACTTTTACAAAACAAGATCCATTTAATCAAACATGGGATATTGTTAAAGATTTACAGGGTTTAGACAATAACTTTAAAAGAAGAACTTCTAGACTAGTAAAAGCAGAAGCATCACAAACATATCTTAATAGTTCAAGAGCAGAAAGCGTTGGAATAAACGGAGCAAGATCTAAAGAAATTAATTCAGGAACTGTTTACAGAAATGCGTATGGATTATTTGATGTTATTACTCCACCATGGAATTTATATGAACTTGCAAGTTTTTATGATACTTCGTTTGCAAACCATGCTGCAATTGATGCAAAGGTTGAAAACATTGTTGGTCTTGGTTATGAGTTTAAAATTTCAAAAAGAACTATGCTTAAGTTGGAAGCATCTGAACCAAAGACTTCTGAAAATGCAAGAAAAAGAATTGAAAGAGCAAAAATTGAAATAACTGATTGGCTTGAATCTTTAAATGATGAAGATTCTTTTACTACAACAATGGAAAAAGTTTTTACTGACCTTCAATCAACAGGAAATGGTTACCTTGAAATTGGAAGAACTACTCGTGGAGAGATTGGTTATGTTGGTCATATTCCATCAACGACTATGAGAGTACGCAGACTTCGTGATGGCTTTGTTCAAGTAATTGCAAACAAAGTTGTTTACTTTCGTAATTTTGGAGCAAATAATTCAAACCCACTTGGAACAGATCCAAGACCAAATGAGATTATTCATTTTAAAGAATACTCTCCACTAAATACTTTTTATGGAGTGCCAGACATAATGTCTGCAATTGGGTCATTGCATGGAGATCAACTTGCATCACAATATAATATTGATTATTTTCAAAACAAAGCAACACCAAGATATGTTGTAACTCTTAAGGGCGCCAAGTTATCTGCAGAAGCAGAAGACAAAATGTTTAGATTTTTGCAGACAGGACTTAAAGGCCAAAACCACAGAACTCTTTATATTCCATTGCCAGGAGACTCTGACACCAACAAGGTAGAGTTTAAAATGGATCCAGTTGAAAATGGTGTGCAAGAGGCATCATTTAAAGAATATAGAAAACAAAATCGTGACGACATTCTTGTTGCACACCAGGTACCACTTTCTAAAATTGGTGGATCTGATTCGTCTGCAATCGCTGCTGCGCTTTCTCAAGATCGTACATTCAAAGAGCAGGTTGCTAGACCAGCACAAAGAAATCTTGAAAAAATGATCAATAAGATCATAAAAGAAAAGACAGATATTCTTGAATTTAAGTTTAATGAGTTAACCCTTACTGATGAAATTGCTCAGTCACAAATTATTGAAAGACTTGTAAAGACACAGGTTATGATGCCCAATGAGGGTAGAGAACTTCTTGGTCTGCCACAGATAGAAGGTGGTAATGAGCCTTTTGATCCAAAGCCTCAAGATACAGCAAATGATAATGCAAATAGGGCACGAGATACTGAAAGAACTAATAACCAATCCGATGGAGTAGCCACTGTAAGTGGAAGAAATCCAAAAGGCGAAGGTAGAAAATTTGACGACATGGTCGAATTGTCCGATTTGTAATATATTACTAAAAACGGGTATATAATATAATGGTGATTAATATATCCAAAGCCCATTGGAATTCAGATGGGGACAATCTTCGTTTGTCAATGCCTTTTAGTAAGGTAGACAAAGAACGTAGAATCGTATCTGGATTTGCATCTTTAGATAATGTTGATAAACAAGATGACATTGTAACAGCAGAAGCATCAATGGAAGCGTTTGCAAAATTTCGTGGCAACATTAGAGAAATGCATCAGCCATTAGCAGTAGGCAAGATGGTAAACTTTAAAGCAGAAAAATATTTTGATCCAGAATCAAAAAAATTTTATAATGGAGTGTTTGTATCTGCATATGTTTCAAAAGGTGCCCAAGATACTTGGGAAAAAGTTCTAGATGGAACCCTTGCTGGTTTTTCTATTGGTGGAAAAATGAACAAGTGGGACGATGGTTATGATGAAAAGTTAGACAAACAAATTAGAATTATTAAGCAATATGATTTAGTTGAGTTGAGTCTTGTAGATTCCCCAGCAAATCAGTTTGCAAACATTGTATCTGTTGAAAAGGTTGATGGAGTAAATATTATTAAAGGTGATGAAACAATTTTAGAAAATGTTTTTTATGATAAGGAATCAGGTATTGTAATGGTTTCAGAAAATGAATCAGAGGTAAGTCCGACCACTGGTGAACAAATGGCAAATATAGGTTTCGTTGAAAAAACAGATAACGAAAAAGTAACAATGATAAAATTCTTAGTTGATAGTGCTAAAGGCATTAATACTTCTAAGATTAACAAGGAGGAAAAACCTATGACAAAAAACACAGAAGCAGTTGCAGAAGTTATCGAAACAGAAGCAGCAGTAGAAGTAACAAAGTCAGAGGTCGCTCCAGAGGTTGATGCCATTGTTGAAACACCTACAGAAGAAGTTGCAAAGTCTGAAGAGACTCCTGCAGTTGATGTAGTTGAAGAAACAATAGAGGTATCTAAATCAGATGAAACAACTGTTAATTCAGTTGAAGAAATCAAGAATACCCTAGAATCAGCCTTTAGCGATCTAGTTTCAAAGGTCAACTCTTTGCAGGCAGAAGTAGAAATGCTTAAGTCTTCAAAGGTAGATGTTGAAACAGCAAAACAATCATTTGAGGCAGTTGCAAAAGATATTGCAGCAGCAACAAATACATTTAACGAATTTGGTAAGCGTGTGGAACTTGTAGAGCAAGACACTGCTTTCCGAAAGTCTGGCGATCTCGGCGAGATAGTACAGAATCAGCCTGAAACGGTTGAA